CGGAGAACCCTTCGCCATACTACCGGTCACCTTTTTAGAAAGGTGAATGGTACTGTCTTCGTGGATAGCCTTGACAATGGTATATTGTCAGATGACTACTGCGCTGACTCCCTAGGTAAGGCGACTGAACATGCGGTTGCCATCGAACATTTCGATGGACGCTTCATCCAGCGACTTAACGGGGATATGGTGTTTGGTCCAGGGTATGAGACGAGTTACACCGATGCTATGGTGGACTCGTATTATACCAACCGTGCTCATCTGGCCACTTCACTTCCTAGTGTTAATGACAGGGCCATTACCTTGAAGGCTCGGACCAATCCGGGCCGTCCTGGTATAACCCCGCTCACTATTGCTCAGGATGTGATAGAACTTCCCAAGATGCTTCGTGATGTTGGGAGACTCCTCTCGAAGAAGAAGAAACAGGTTCACCCTCGCGACTTAGCGAAGTGGAATCTGGCTATTCAATTCGGTTGGATCCCCCTCATCCACGATGTATCAGCTCTACTTCACTTTCAATCTTCGGCCGATAAACGGGCGAAGGAATTGGAGCGATTGTATAGCAAGGGAGGTCTCAAGCGTCGCCTGAACCTGGGGTCCGCCGCTGCCTCTGCCACTGTATCACCAGTGATCATTGACACGCAGCTTGGCACGACTATCTATGGCGTAAGAAAATCTTTTACGCTCCAGAAGTCGTGGGGGACACTGAGATGGTTACCCACCTCTTTGCCTCCTGCTCCCCCAGGAACAGCTAAATTCAATCAGTTTGCTAGGAATGTCACCTCTGGTTGGACCATCACTGGTCTCAACCAAGGTGCATGGGATATTCTCCCCTGGTCCTGGCTCGTTGATTGGTTCTCCAATACTGGCGACTATATGTTAGCCAACAGTTCTGGAGTGCCGTGTGTTAGTACAGCGCCAAATATCATGACGCTGTCTACCACTACGCATAGCTATTCCCGTTTGGGTTCCGGCGGTGACGCTAGTTGGGTCACCGGCGGTACAGGCAATGCCAGCTTTGTCACAAAACAACGTGACATAAGTACTGGTACACTCAACGCACACTTACCGCATCTCAGCGGTAAGCAACTGTCGATCCTTGGTAGCTTGTTCGTACAACGCTTTCGAGGGTTGTAGGATAACTATCAAGGAGAAGGTAGTATGCTAGGTTCATCCCTGACGGTGACTCTTGATGGTTCCGGTGGAACCGCCAAGGTCTTGCCGCTGATTAACCAAGACGGCTACTCGTCCGAGTATTTCTTGGACGAGACGCTCGTTTGGTGGCGCGCGAAAGTTCGCCACTCTAAGGATAATGTCAAGGCTGGGACTCAGGCCTTCGATCGTCACACTGTGACTTTTCAAAGATTCCTGAAGCCCACCACGACTTATCCTCTTGGTCTTCTGACTGAGATCATTTTCACTATTCGAAATTCGACTAGTGAGGTCCAGGCAGATGTCATCGACGTTTCGGAGGCCATGAGTTTTTACATGGTCAAAGCCGGGGGCATCGCAGCGAAGTTGCTGGGATGGGAGTCGTAAGACTCTTACTCCTGACTTAATCCGTACGTCGCTGGGAGTCTCCCCTAAGGGGGAGAATTCCTAGGGAGATGGGAGAGCTTAGCCGTAGAGTCTCAACATCAACGTAGGAGTACGTTAATGAAGACGAACAGCTATGCCAACTACCTTCAGGGACTATACGGTGCGATTCTTAGTGATATCGCACTGAGTAGGCCACATCTCCGCGTCGACAGTGAGCGTGATGCAAAGCGCTTGCTCTCGATTGTCGAGAAGGTAGGTGTCAGGTTTTTCCTGATTGACCTACCCGCAATGGGGAGACATTTTGATAAATGTCTCTCCCAACGACACCTTACCCGATCTGGTCTGGCCTATCAAAGGTCATTCAAGACCGGTAGTCCAATTCCCCGACTATTCAGGGGATTGTACTTGTGTGTCTTCGACAAAAGTGGAGTGCTGAAGGTCGACCCTGACCTACAAGCCATAAGATACCTCCGGCAGCTCTATCGAGCTGCTAAAAGGTTTCGAGTGTCTTGCAGTGACGCAACAACATGGGAACATGTCGATGCGTTCTTCAAAGTCGACTCGGAATGTTACCGTGACTCCCTTGGTTGGGAGTACGATGACATTAGCCTTGATGATATTGGCAGTCTCGATCTTCGTGACCGCCATTCTTCTCGGCTACTTAGCGACTCTCAATCGTTACTCTTCGAGCGAGATGATGCTAAGTCCCCTTCCTTATGTGACGAAAGACTTGTCGAGTCCGTCCAACGGACGGCCGATATTGTCTCCGCCACTCTCGGGCGATTCGAACCGCTCGAGTGGAAGGCAAAGCACGGACCCGGAGCAGTATCTGACCAGTCGAGAGACTTGAGTAAGTATGAGTTTCCCAATTGGCCGGAAAAGCTCGATAGAGTCTTTCCTCTTGCTGACTTTGGCTTTGCCAACTTCGGCTTTTGGTCTGACTTTGTCGCTAACCATGGTGATTTCGCAGAGATTACATCAAGCGAATCACCTTCTAAGTTGATCTCTGTCCCAAAGGAACTTTCAGGCCCTAGGCTTATTGCCTCGGAACCCGTTAGTCACCAGTGGTGCCAGCAGGTTATCTTAGACTTCCTGGTTAGTTCAGTACGTAGACTACCTATTGCTGGGTCGATATCTTTCGATAATCAATCCTTCAATGGTGATCTTGCACTGAAAGCCTCCCATAGTCAGTCGCATGTGACGGTAGATCTGTCATCTGCTTCTGATCGAATTTCGTGTTGGCATGTTGAGCGCTTCTTTCGTAGGAATCCTACGTTAGTGGCTGCCCTCCATGCCTCACGAACTCGTTTCCTTCGAAACGATATCGATAAGAAGTCTCCGAAGTACCATGTACTCCGGAAATTTTCTACTATGGGTTCTGCTGTGACCTTTCCCATCCAGACCTATATGTTTACGGTAACGTGCATTGGCGCTTTGCTTTATGCAAGGGGCCTTAGCCCGTCTATTGTGAACATTAGGGAACTGAGTAGGGAGGTCCGAGTCTTCGGTGATGACATCGTCATCCCCGTTGACGGTTGGCCCGCTCTTCAGGAGATTTTTGAGTATCTTAAATTTAAGATAAACCATCACAAGACTTATCCGGAAGGAAACTTCCGAGAGTCATGTGGGGTAGATGCTTTCGAC